ACTCGATTGTACCGATCACGCCTTGATGCACTTTGCACACTTATATCCGAAAGGATATTGTCGGCAGTAAATGCGTAGGCTACAGAAGAAGGGTCATCATCTACCCGAATCTTATATTTCCCTTCGCTATAGGGAATCATGCCCCTAAAACTTTTAAGCATAAGCTGTACGTTGTTGAACAAGTTATTCTTTGTATCAACCAGCATATTGCAGGTGTAAGTATTCACCGTGCCGCTAGCACCAGTGTATTCGGTTACTTGAGCATCAAGAAAATTAGCCGAACCCCTGACAGCAACGTCATCTATGTCGGCGGTTGATAGCCCCTTGCCGTAATCGCTGTTCGTCATATAATCACGCAAACAGAGGACGTTATTGACGCTGTATTCCCATGTTGATGGATCGTCGTCTCTGTGAGTGGCGACACCTAAACTGGCATCATACCCAGCGGATGTGCTGTCTTTTCTAGGGTCATAAACCTTTCTTCCCTTGACTCTAACCTTGATGCTTGGAATGCCACTAAATTGCGATGAATCATATTTGAGACGAATGCCGACATAAGCCAGACCTTGCAGTAGATGACTAGATGACCAATCTGGATGATCGTCTAAAAGAGTATTTGCTGTATTGTTTTCAGTTCCGCCTTTCTTAAAAGCATTGGTTGCAACAAAAGCACTGTATTTGCTGTCTGTTGAAACAACATCGTTAATATATATTTCGTTTATTTCATGCACTGGCCCTTCGCACAACACTACAGCAAGGTATAAATATTCGTTGTCATCGCCGCCAACACCCACGAAAACAATTGTTCCGCCGATAATTCTTTCTCCATACAAGACAGGGATGTGTACATCATTCCCTCTCTTATTAACTAGAGTGTTTCTATTCGCGTTGGCAAAGTCTGGAATCTCCGGTATATCAATGAACCAGCCGACCATTTCTTCGAATCCGCCGTTAATTTCCCCCAGCGGATTATTGACAAGCCCTTGAAGTGCCTTGCCGGTATTCCTAATCCCGCTTGTTAAGGAATTTAAATTGACGTTTTCTTCTAACCATTTAAGGATCATGACTCACCCCATCTCATGTCACGAATAGAGTCAGCGGCGTATTCCATGCCGTCATCTGATGGGTAGAACTGCTTTTGCGAATTGTTGTTTGTCCTTCGGCCATTGATTCTCTCAAAATCTGCCCAGTGCGAATCTGCAACCAGCTCAACAGCGGGAGTTTCTCCTTCTATCAAACTCCATGTTGATAACAAGCCTTTGAATACTAAGATTGGACTTCCGGCAATCACTGACGGGGAGCTACTCATCGCGGCGATGTAGTAGTAAACATCTCCATTGAACCAGTTCTTAGACTGCATCCATGAAGCATAATTCCCTTCCGCTGTACTAATGCTGATGCCTAATTGACCATTTTGTAACGCTGAACTTTGTGAGACTCCGCCCACGTTCAACAATAGGTTGCTGGATAGGTAATCTGCGGAATTATAATTAACAGTGTATGGAGATGACGTATAACGCTCTACAGTCCCGCCACCTAAGTTAATGCTTAAAAGGTGAGCGAAGACGAAACTTTTTAGCTCTAATTGATCCTCAGTCGCCTGAGCTAACAACCTCGACATTATATTGACTCCACAAAATCAACTTCAAACGTATATTGATTGTTGGAGCTGAGGCTATATTCCTGAATGTCATTCGCTAGCCTAACCTTTAGAGGAACATTGTTATATACCAGAAGCTCATTATCGACTAACCCTACGACGAGTGCTGGGAATATTGTCAGAACCCCATCGCCTACTCGATCTTCTGTAACCATGTAGACCTTAGTATGAGACTCTGCACTGAACTTGATTAAATCGCCTTTTAACAATGTTTCGCTTCCGCCAAGCCCATCAATGTTGATTGTTGTGTCGCCAGCAGAGTGCGCTCCATTTACACGCACATTTCCAGCCGCCGTCCCTCTTGTTGAGCTAATTTCGGTAGGAACTACATCAAACTCGCCAAGCATTCCTCCCTGCGAAATAAGGAATGAATAGATAGATGAAAACTCAGCTTTAGTTAGCCTGTCGTAGCTAGCAGTAAATTCCCATCTTTGACCACCCAAAGCCCTAACTGTTTTCTTACCTGACAGCGAGGTATTGCTGGCAGTCGGAGTGTTAGATCTGAAGTTGATCGACTGAAATTCTGGATCAGTTGGATAGCTCATACCAAGGCTCTCCTTCCGCGATTATTCATTGCTTGACCTATCATGCTGACAATCATACCTCGTCTCGAGGAAAGAAGTTGGTCAAATCCTGCCGCATCGTTCGCAGTAATCTGGAAGTTGATGTTGACTGTCTCTGACACAGACTGAGTGCCTGTGGCCCCTCTTAGTTTTTCATTCGGGGTAACAGTGCCGTTCCCGCCCATTGTAAGTAGTTCTGGGCCACGTTCTCCGACGACATATGTTTGACCACCGCGAACCTGTCCGCCGAGCGCACGACCCTGAAATTGCTGTGACTGAATTGACGCGACATTGGCAAGACCCATTGCAACAATACCTGCCGCCGCCGCGATGCTCCACGGAAGCGGAATCTCCGCTAATGCTTTTGTCGCACCGGCATAAGTATCCATCACTGCCTTGCCCGATGCGTAAGCCTTGTACGCTTCAAATGCTGTCTTGTTGTATTGACCTAAAGCCTGAAGGCCATCTGCGGCACTCTTGATTGCAGACTCTTGAGTTTTGTCATCCAGCTCTTTCTTTGATTTAGCAAACTCTTCTTCAGTGATTCGCTTCTGTGCAAGCCATAACTTGAGCTTATCTAGTTGTCTCTGATACGAAAGGTCTTGCAACCTCTCCTCTTCCAATAGGCCAGCTTGACGTAACTCAGCAATCGCCTTATTTCTATCGTCTTCAAAGGCTTTTGCCAGCTCTAACTGAGCTTGCTTTAACGCCTCTTGCTCTCTCTGTCTGGCGGCGGCTACCTGTTGACTGATTCGCAATGATTCGCGCTGTTCATCATTTAGCTCTTTTTGACGAGCCTGTTCATCAATTTGCTGTTGTATTCTTACTGCCGCAATCGTTACTCGCTTCATCTCCTCGTCGTTGAGATTTTTTGTCGCGGCTGTTGCCATGATCTGTTGGAATACAGATTTACCTTGCTTTTGAGATTGTAGTTCTAATGACTCAATGTAACTCTTTCGGGCGGCCTTCCGAGCCTCTTCTTCTTGATCTGCTTTCTTTTTAGCCTTTTGATCCGCCTCAAATGCCGCCGTAGCTTCTAATTGTACTCTTCTTGCCTCAATTTGAGCTTCGTTAGCCCCAAGCATTTGTAGCCTGAATAATTCAGCTTGGATAGCACTCATGCCCAGAACTTGTACCTGCTGTCTTCCTTTCTCTAAAGACGCTTCGACAGAGTCGGCATTTCTTTTTTGCTCTTCGGTTTGCCCTTTTATCTTTCCTGTCAGCTCACCAGATAACATGAGCTGTTCGTTCATTTCCTTACGGAGTCTTTCTAATGTTGCTCTGGCATCGAGGACTTCTTTACTAGACTGATTTAATGCCTCTTCGTAAGTAATGACTCCATTCTTTAACTGATAGTAGATAGTATCTACATCTTTGCCGCTGTTCTGGAATTTCTGATTCGTCTCAATTGATTCTTGAAGAGACTTTTCTGTCGCAGTGATCGCCGACTGAGTTTCTCGCATCTGAACCGCGAGGCTAGCCATACGAGCTTGCTTTTGTACTTCAGATAACTCGTAAATCTTATCCTTTAGTTGATCTAGCTTTTTGGTAGTTTTATCAATCTCTTCATTGGCTTGCATGAAGCTCTTAATAAATGGCCCTGCAATAATTGCGCCGACTGCAATCAATGCACCGACGACCGCTCCAGATGGGCCAAAGATCGAGGCAATTTGCGGCCCCTGTTGCGCTAATATGCGTATTCCATCTGTACCCATTTGCGCTTGGACTGCAACGTCTTGCAACTGTACAGAAAGTTGACCAGTGGTATTAGTTAGGGCTGAAGTGGCTCCTCTAAACCCCTTAAAAACTCGACTGCCTTTGCCTGTTTCGTTATTTAGACCTTCTTGGGCTTTCCCTGCCCCTTCAGCGGCTTTGCGTATTTTATTTAGCTGTTTCTCGGCCTCATCGAACTTTTGCGTTTCGATTGCAAGTATTAGCTTTTCAACATTAGTCGCCATATTCAGCCCTTGTGTTTCGCCAGCTCCATGATAGCTTCAATCTCCCACCAATCCAGTGTTTGATTGGTGAGTTTCATGTAGCTCTCTAGCTCAGGGTAAGTATGCTCCCTAAGCGACGTATACGCAGTCCAGCTATCAGAATGTTGCCATGACAACTTGGGTGCGTTGAGTAGCTCTGGCGGTGTGACCCCGCGACTCTTCTCTACTTGCTTTAGCGTTTCGTATCGACTGATCTTTGAACCTTCGGGAAACTGGTTCATGTAGTAGCACCATTTCCCGTAGGTCACAAATTCATCAATCAGTCTTCGGTAAAATTATCTCTATCGACAATGAACGCAAATATCTGACTGACCACTACCGGAGAATTTTCACACAGCCATTGAGCATTCTCTTCAGAATATTCAAATGACTCGCCTCCTTTTAGCAAGTTATCCCAACCTATGATGACACTTGCTACCATCGGCCAGAGATATTCATGGTCTACAAAATCTACGGATTCATCTTCAACGTGCTTTCTGCGTTGCATCTTACTTGCTTCGCGCCAAGCCTTTGAGTCAGTTCCTTTGACCTTGAATACTGCGTCCTCTTTCTCACCAGTTAGCTGATTTACGAGCTGAAACTCCATCCCAGCTTCGTGCCTTTCAACTGTTGCCAGTTGGTTAATGTCCATAAAACCCCCTAGGTTTTATTGTTTCTAAATTATGCCGGTGTACGAGTAATGACGAGCTGTGAAGCATCTCCAGAACTGTACAAGGCAACAAAGTCCATGCTCACCGTAACCGCACCTTCCCCTGAAACGTCCGGCTGTCCTGAGTTGAACTTAACTCGCGTCAAATCGATGATGTAGTCATTTCCTGCTGTATCTGTCAGTGTGCATACAATGTCAGACTCAGTTTCATTTAGGAACTTCTCGTACAGTGCCTTGCTGTCGAAATAAGTGGTTAGTGAACCAGTGACGCGAGACTTGCCAATCGAAGGGCGGCTAGTTGTGTCAGCACCTACCGAGAACAAAGGCTCCAGACCATTCTCAATCGAAATATCGAGTGCTGTGACTGTTGCGATTGACGAACCACCTTCATTGATCGATCCAGTAAATGAATCAAACGGTGTGTTGCCAATGTCAGCAGAATAGGTTGATGAAGCAACTTCAGAAGTATCAAGTGCTAAATCCTGACCTACAACTCCGAAAGTAGTGCTAACCATAGCATTTGGACTGATCGACATACTCATTGTGTTGAACTCACAACCTGTATAGCGATGAAACTCTGGAGTGTCTAAATCTGCAAACTTGCGCTCAAGGGTGAAAGAGCGACGAGTTGTACCTGTCTTTAGGACGTTAGTTGTCCAAGTTCCGCACATCACAGCTTCAAGAATGTCGTCAAATGCGCCGTATTCTAATTCAGCGGAAACATCTCCTGAAACAGACTTGTTGCCATGACGAAAATCTTCGACTTGCCGGTCACCGCGCAGTTTCTCTGATTCAATGCCATCTTTTGACAAAGCCAAAGTCGTTCCTGTGTGCGGTAAAGGAGTCCAAGTCGGTGTGCTTGGAGTAGTTCCATAGGTACTCTCTGCAATAAAGTGCAGGGAATGTTGTGCGCCGTTTGCGATAGCCATTTTTCCTACCTCGCGTCAGTATAAGTTTGAAAATCGACTGTCACTGGCACGAAATGAAACGCACCCTCAGTCACAGCAGGATCAATCGAAACAGATCGAATCCTGACATTTAGACCATTATAAGACAAAACAGTGCCTCTCTTAAAATGATCTGCCACAGAATCAGGAATCGTAGAACGTCCTAAACCTGCCGGATAAACAACATCTATTTGATAAATGCCGTTTGTTTCATCCTTGCCAGTAGAGCCAAGCCCTGCTTGTACTGTTCCTGTTGGTAGAAAGGATGGACTCAAAAAAGTTTGATTTGCCTCTGGCTCAAACTTTGTGTTCGGCCAAGCGATAGAGTAGCCGCCACTCAGTGTCGCCAATCTACCATCTAAGGCCGCTTGTAAGTCATTAAAATGAGTAGCCACTAATTTGCACTCCTCAATTTAGAAATACCTCTTTGAACAGCTCTTCTAACCATACCCTTGGGAGCCTGTTTTGAGAATCCATTGACTGTCTTTCCAGTGGGGTTTTTTGGAGGGTTTGGATACTGTCCATATTCAACAACTCTAGCGTATGGCAGACTATTTGCCATATAGAAAGTCTGACCTATCTTTAATCGAGTTAAGGCCGCATCGACTCTAGCCATAGAATTTTGCCCCGAAGAATCGGTAGCCAAAGTCGTTTGATTTGGAACTTTGCGGTTACTAGCATACCAGTTGTTTTTCAGCCGACCAGTATCTACCGGAGTACCTATGATTACTTCTTTAGCGACAGATCGAATAATTTTGCGAACCTCGCGCTTACCTCTTCCAAGAAGAGAAAAACTTGCATCTGCGACCTGCTTACCGATCTTGCTCACTTTCTCACCTGCAAGTTACACGCTAGTACAGTGCCAGCCGGTTGGATGTTAGATACTGATACGACTCGATACGTTTGGCTGTCGAGAGATACAGTGTCCCCTACCTGATAGGCGTGACCCTCCGCTAACACCCTGCGATCACCAACTTCGATATTATCTAAAGCTATCTCTTCCGCAGAATAATCAAACACGCAAGCGTACTTTGTAAACGTAGAAGTGGTCTGCGTTTTCTTGCCTGTGGTTGCATCAAACGCTCCATCCGCCGTGCGAGTGAAGGTCAACTGCCTACCGAACTTCTGAAGCAAGGTTCCTGCACTATTTTGAAGGGCAGTGTAATTGAAGCTCATAACCTTCCTACAACAGTCGCCGGTTGAACCAGCTTACTCAGCGCAGATGTGAGGGCTGGAGTAATTGTGCGATTCTCGCTGTTATCAGCGTACTGAATCTCAATATCACCAATTTTCTCGCGGATTGTCCGTCGATCTTGGTTATTTAGTTCCGAATACCCGTCTGCTTCCACTTTAACGGCCTCATACAAGGCTCTTTTCACTTGGGCAGGTATTTCCGTAGCATCGGCATAATAACCGTCTATGAGGGCTTCTGTGCGCGGCCACTGAAGGGGCTGATTCTCATTAGCCTTGTTGCCGATAAAGACCAGTTGCTCGAAGTAGTCCATTGCACGGAGTACATAGCGTTCTAGCACTGTATCTGAATCTGACGCAGTAAGTCCGCGAGCATTTGCCCATGCGCGGTACTCTGCTAGGGTAACGTAAGAATTAGCCCCAGAAACGACTGAGCCATTTTCGACTACAAGTGCCATTACTCTTCCTCTTTGAATCCGCCTGATTTATATGCTGGAATCATTGATTCATGTGCATACGCAATTCTGCCGTCGGCGTGAACTAACTTTGTCGTACCCTTCGGGGCAGATGTAGTTTTAACGACAACCTCTTCCTCGACAGCTACTTCTTCAACCACGTCTTTCTTAGCCATGATTATGCTTCCTTGTAGCCGCCGGACTTGTAGTCTTCAACCATTGATGGATGAACGTCTGCTGTTTTCCCGTCGTCACGAATCATCTTGACGAGAGCATTGGATTCTTTCTTTGGAGCCGCTTTTTTTGCCGCTGGCTTCTTCGCGGTAGTCTTTGATTCTGCCATGTTTAGCTTCCTCATCAAAAACGGGGGCCGAAGCCCCCGCTACTTTTAGCCAGCAAGTGTGGCAATGAAGTCAGACTTCCAAGCCTTAACACCCCAAGATGCCGCAACTTCGATCATAGTCTTACGATAGCCCTTGTAAACACGGACTTCAAAGACCAATCCTGAAACTGGATCTTGAACTGTCAAAGCGTCGTCTGCTGTGTCTCCGCCTTGTGGTACTGCTGGCGCACGAACCGCCAACTCAAGAGCGCGACGATGGAACGCGATGTTCGCTGTGTAGTTATTACCCACAGTGATTGCATCGTTATCCGCTTCAGCCGCAGTCAAGCCAGTTCCACCGATGGTGAATGAACCGCCAGACAGAGCTGAGTTTACGACGTACTTAGTCGAAGTACCTGCGAAGGTCACAATGTCACCTGCAAGGATAGTACCTGAACCGCCGTCTGCCGCGATGACAGTGTCGCCAACAGCAGAAGATGCGTCGTTCAACAGGTAGCTAGCACCTGTACCTTTGGTGTGAAGACCGACTTGTGCAGACTCACGGATTGACAGACCTTGAAGATCTAACAATACGCCCTGACGCAGAAGGTCAGTCCCGCCAGCAGTGTTTGCTTGCTGGAGCTGTGCCAACTGACGCAGGTTAGTTCCTGCAAGAGTGTTCATCACGAGTGATACTTGACCATCGTTTTGTGGCATACCGTTGTCTACGAGGATTTGGCGAATCTCAGCAATCTCTGAGAAGTTAGAGCCAAATGGAGTCGTACCAGCAGTACCGAACGCACGAGAAGAGTTGGTGTAGGCTTCTTCCCACAAGTCCTGCTCCATTTCGTTTGTCAAAGTACGCATTGCCTGAGCAATCTGGTCACCATACACAGTCTCGTATCCGATACCGTTGTTCAGGTGGAGAATGTCTTCACCAGTGTAAGGGATTTGAACTGCACGAGCGTTTGTGATGCTCAGAGTCTTGTTATCAACAGTCTGATCTGTTCCTTCTGGAATCGTCATAGACTCTGATACGTCAACCGCTGATGCTTCGCGTGTGAATGATGCACGAACTACGTCACCCTTCGCCGCTCGCTCTGAACCGTTAGCGTTGATAGTAGATGCAGGAATGAAGCCTACAAGCTCCCGTCCTACCACGTCGGCGGCTTTGTAAATGTCTGCCGCTAGATCCGTTAATACGTTAGCCATGTGGCCTCTCCTTAATCATTAAAAACTCTGCCACCTTCCTTGAGGTACTGGGCGCGTTGGCCCTGCGATAATGCCTCAAAGTCAGTACGGCTGATTTGTCGATTGCCCACATCGGCCCTGCCTTGTGAACGAGTGGCCCCGCCACCAGTTGCTTGGATCCCATCGACCAAGAACGGAAAATCGTTCTTAACCGTATTCACCAAATCATCGAGTGAACTGACTGTCAGTTGGCCTGAGTCATCAGTCACTCTAATTTCTCCATCTAAAAGCGTTAGTCTCTGACTAAGCTTTTCTTCCAATAATTTTGCCTTACCTACGTCTTTTGTCAACGTAGAAGCGATCTTTGTAGCCTCCGACTGCACTTTTTGTCGGGTGGCTAGTTGATTCATTTCTTCGATTTTTTGGCGTAAGGTGTTGGCTTCTTGCTTTTGGCTTTCGTAAAGTTCTTGGTATTGCCCGTTTTCTTGAGCATACCTTTCTTTTTCAGCATTTGCCTTGGCATCCAACTCCTCCTTTGCGCGTTGCGCGGCTTTCTTTTCCGCGAGCAACTCGTCATTTTTCGCCTTCAATCCTGCGACTTCTTCCGCAATCTTCTGTTCAAGACTCTTATCCAGAGTCTCCTTGAACTTATCAGCAAGTTGTTGCTTGACCGAATCGTCCAGCTCTACTTCATTCAAAAATTCCATGCTTCACCTCTAGCTTCGCACGTTGAGTCTCAGACTCCAGTTACAATTTTAACCTATTAAACACTTCAGGT